ATATTACTGGTTCCGGCTCTTAGGCCGGAACACTGTAACGGTAGTAGTAGTTGTTATAAAAAACAGTGTAACTCATCGGACTGACATCGGCTACCGCGACACGCCGATGCTTGACAGGTCCAGAATCTGTGCTAACTTCCGACCATGACACAAGCACAAGCACCAGAGTACCTATCGTATAGCCAATTCCAAACGTACCTCCAGTGCTCTGAGAAGTTCCGGCTTACTCGGATGCTCAAACTGGAAGAAGATCCGGCATGGTATTTCGCTGGCGGCACCGCAGTTCACACCGCTGCCGATGCTATCGACTACGCCCTCTTGGAGGGCAAGTGAGTACCGCATACCAGATCGGGCTTGACGCCTTCCACCAGTCCTTCGCTGAAGCAGAAGCAGCGGGTGCCGGTAAGCCATGGAAGTCCTCTGGCCGTGCCACTAAGAAGTTCCCGAACAAGGAAGACAAGTCTTGGTGGATGTCAGAGGGACCGACTATGGTCCACAACTACTACAACTGGCGTATGCAGAACCCTAACCTCAAGGTGTGGTTGACACCTGACGGCACCCCCGGTATCGAACTTGACATGAGTGTTGAGATCCCCGGTGGGGTCATCGTCAAGGGCAAGATTGACCGTGTGTTCCAAGACGAGAACACCGGACAGTTGATCATCGTGGACCTGAAGACGGGTAAGCCACCGTCATCTGGTCTGCAACTGGCCGTATACCGTCTGGCCTTGGATGCACAGTTCGGTGTAGCACCTGACTACGGCTCCTACTGGATGGGTAGGTCCGGCACCTTGGACAAGGTGTGGAACCTGAACGAGTACCCGATCAAGATGGTGTCCCGCTGGCTGCGTGACACAAAGAAAGCCATTGATCTCGGCGTGTTCATTCCCAACATGGGTATGCTGTGTGACTATTGTGGGGTTCGTAAGCACTGCTACGCCTTCGGCAACAACGAGTACATTCCCAACTTCGAAGATGATCTGAATGGAGAAAACAATGGTTGATCGGATGGAACCACGGCACAAGTTCACCGTCAAGATCGGTGACCAGTTGCGTACGATTCAGGGTTACACCTTGGAGGAGTACGTCGAAGCACGCAATGAACTGATTGCGGAGATGTCAGGGGACGCAGAGGTTGTCGCACTGGCACGGGCTGCCGGTACTGCCGCCACACTGGTGGCTGGCAACACCGTTGCTCCCGCTGCTCCCATGACGCAGGCACCGCCTTCGGCTGCATGGCCGGCTGCTCCAGCGCCTGCTCCGGCGGTCGCTAACGCCACGGCTCCGCAGTGTGCTCACGGTCCACGTACCGGACGTAGCGGTACTGGTGCCAAGGGTCCATGGAAGGCATGGTTCTGCCCGACACCCAAGGGAACTCCTGATCAGTGTGAGGCTATCTTCCTGAACCGGAACTCACCCGACTGGAACTCGTTTCCCGCCTGATGAGAGCACTAGACAGGGCGGTTCGCTCACTGGAGGCAGGGGGACAATCAATCCCCATGCCCTTCAGGGGTTGGACTGATGCCCACATATCCATTCGCCGTGGTGAGGTCAGCATGGTTGCTGGCCCACCCGGTGCGGGTAAGTCCACAGTAGCATTGGCTATCGCACTGAAGTCCCGTGTGCCTACGCTGTATGCCAGCATGGACAGTCACGAATCAACCATGGCTATCCGTGCGTTGTCTATGGCAACAGGCATACCTCAAGGTGAGGTAGAGAATCGCATGGTGTCCGATCCTGAGTGGGCTTCAGCCCTGCTGAAGGAGCACGTCGGTCACATCAAGTGGATGTTCGACGCATCACCCACACTGAAAGACCTTGAGGACCAGATCAATGTGTACCGTGAACTGCAAGGGGACAACCCTTCACTGATCGTGGTAGACAATGCGGTTGACGTAACGCATGACAGCGGAGACGAGTTCTCCTCACTTCGCTCACTGATGCGTGAGGTGAAGTGGTGGAGTAGAGACACGGGGGCTGCATTCCTCATCCTGCACCACACTTCCGAAGGGTACGAGGGTTACCCGTGTCCTCCCCGTGCTGCACTGCACGGCAAGATCGCACAGGTTCCCTCGCTTATCGTCACTCTCTCCTCAGCCCAGCCCGGACTCATGGCAGCAGCAGCGGTCAAGAACCGCTACGGTCCTGCTGACGCAACGGGTAAGACGGCAGTGTGGATGGACTACGCTCCCGAAACTATGATGCTGAAGGACTACGGCGTATGACGCAGTACAACAAAGCCAAGGGTAGTCGGTGGGAGTCTGACATCGAAGCATACCTGAACGATGTGGGCGTCAAGGCTAGGCGTCTGCCTCGTGCTGGTGCCAACGACATCGGTGACGTGGCAGTGGAACTGAAGAACGGCAACGTCATTGTCATCGAAGCCAAGAACACTAAGTCTAGTGCCATGGCTCAGTATCTACGCGAGGCTGCCGTGGAGGCAGAGAACTACGACAAGAAGTACAACGCCACAACGCATGGTGTGGTAGTGACGAAGACCCGACAGAGGAGCACAGGTGAAGGCAGGGTCACGCTCACTCTGGAAGACTTCGTGAACCTTCTCAAGTGGAACGGACTGACATGATTCATTTCATTATTCGAGTACGACACGCTGTTGCTTCTTTCATTATCGGCTTCAATGTGTATGATGCAATCGATGATTCATACGTGATGGGTACGCACTACGGAAAGATGCGTGCTATCGAAGCGTGGAGTAAGGCTCTGGAGGAAGAATGACTGAGCGGAGATTCGACATCTGGCCGGTGCTGGAGCAGCATGGGTGGACGTTGCCGAATCCCCGTGGCGGTTGGCAGTCAGTGAAGTGTGGAGAGCATGGAGATTCGCACGCATCCGCACGTATCAACTTTGATATTGGTAGGGTCAAGTGTCTAGCCTGTGACTTCGGCGGGGATGCGATAGACGTTATCAAATACTATGAAGGGTTAGGTTATAGGGATGCTGTCCGTAGATGCGAGGAGATCACTGGAGGAAGCGACTCAGACGTACCACGCTCAGGTAGGACACGTAGCGGAGTATCTTCAGGGTCGCGGTATTCTTCCCGAGGCGGCGTATACACACCGTCTCGGTTACGTAGCGGTCCCTATGATCGGGCATGAGCAGTACGTGGGCAGGCTTGCAATCCCTTACATCACACCGACAGGTGTAGTAGACCTCAGGTTTAGAGCGATTAGACCGGACGACTCTCCTAAGTACATGTCCCGCAGTGGTGCAGAGCAGCACATCTACAACGTTCCCGCATTCCAGATAGACTCCGATGTCATCGCCATATGCGAGGGTGAGATGGACACAATCATCACCCACTCCATGTGCGGTATCCCCGCAGTGGGTATGCCCGGTGCTGCATCGTGGAAGTCGTGGTACTCCAGAGCCTTTGCCGACTACCGCAAGGTCATCGTCCTCGCAGACGGAGATCAGGCAGGCAGGGAGATGGGTAAGAAGATCATGCAGGCTATCGACGTAGCAGTGGTGGTGTCCATGCCTGATGGTCTTGATGTCAACGAGGTCTTCCTGTCTGAGGGAGCCGAAGGAGTGAGGAAGAGGGCTGGGGTATGAGTTGGATTGATGTAGCAACCATTGTGTTGCTGACCTTTTTGGCAGCATATGGCAGCATTGCTGTGGTAATGTGGATTGCAGCAGAACGCTACGAGCGTGCATGGCGTGCCAAGTTGGATGACAAGGGGGCTGATCGTGGATGACAATGAGCAAAGCGGATTGGGATACAATCCTACGACATCTACGTGGGATGGGTTTCGTGATCTCCTCCCACAACAAGGACGCAGGGACGATAACTCTGAAGGTTCGATCCCACTGATGCAGGCTAAGCACCCTGCCTATGGCATCACGACTGACGAACTGGCTGAAGCCCAGCGCAGGTTCTCCACCTACGCACGCCTTCGCCTGACTGGCGTGGGTCATGTGCAGTACGACCGTGGTGGCAAGCAGGCGTTCGAGGACATGGACATGCACCGCCTCATCAACGAGATGCGCGATGAGATTGCGGATGCAGTGAACTACCTAGCCTTCATGGATGTACAACTATCACGGTGGAAAACCCGATTGGAGTCCAAAGCATGAAGCGTGTGTTCCTGATCAGTGATTTGCAGGTGCCCTACCATGATGCACGGGCAGTAGATGCCGTGGCTCAGGCCATTGAGGACATCAAGGGTCCAGAGGATATCGTCGTGACAGTGGGCGATGAGATGGACTTCCAGACAATCGGACGCTGGTCACAGGGAACACCGCTGGAGTACGAGCGCAGCATGGGTAGGGACCGTGACACTACGGTTCAGATCCTCAAGGACTTACAGGTCAACCACGTCATCCGCTCCAACCACACGGACAGGCTGTTCGCATCTGTGATGCGTAGGCTTCCCGGTCTGCTAGGTGTACCCGAACTGGAGTTGGAGAACTTCCTTCGCTTACCGGAAATGAATATCATTTTCCATAAGGAAGCGTTCAACGTAGCACCGGACTGGGTTGTCTTACACGGTGATGAGGCAGGGCTGTCCCAGATTGCAGGTCAGACTGCCGCTGGTCTGGTCAAGAAGGTGGGCATGTCGGTGGCCTGCGGTCATACCCATCGCCTTGGCCTTCAGCCATACACGACAGGTGTCAACGGCAAGCACACCCGTACCCTGTTCGGCTTCGAGGTGGGCAACCTCATGGATATGCGCAAGGCGCTGTACGCCAAGACTCATAACTGGCAGCAAGGCTTTGGTATCTTGTACGTGGAAGGCAAGACGGTCACTCCCGTACCCGTCCCTATCCAGAAGCGTTCGTTCGTTATCGAAGGGCAGCAGTGGACATGGTAGACATCATCTCTGACAAGGAACTTCGCATCGCCCGTCAGGGTGCGCTGTCTGCTGCACGCTCAGGGCGTGGCCTTATCGACCCCGCTGATCTCATCGCAGAGGCAAACCTGTGGATGGTAGAGCACGTGGACAAGGTTGCCCTGTGGGCAGAGCAGGGTAGGCATGGTCAGAACAAACTCCGTACCGCCTGCCGTCAACGTTGCCTCACGATCTTGGCTAAGGAACGTCGTCTCCGCTCTGGTCTGGAGCAGGGTGACTCGTTCTACTACAACGCACAGATGATCCGTGAACTTCTCCCTGACAGCTTCGATGAGGATGACTGGGCTAGTGGTTCGTCCGTGTCCTCCAGCGAGGTACGTGCCCCGTCCCGTCCCGCTGAGGGTAACAACCGCCTTGCCATGGTGGCGGATGTGCGTCAGTCTTTCTTCTCGCTGCCTCAAGAGCAGCGGGATCTACTGGAGGCACTGTACAAGGACGGCGGTATGCCTATCGACGCGGTGGCTGCCCAGTGGGACGTGTCCGACCGTACTATTCGTCGTCGGGAAGAGCGATATCTGGAGAAGATGGTGGAACGGCTAGGTGGCGAGGCTCCGTGGACTCGCTGACCCAGCGGATGAGGCACGTCTTCGGGCATTCGCCCGCGAACAGATCGTCCTGACAGATACATAGCATCAGTTAGTACCTCTGAACGTGTGTCCCTCTAGGTTCAAGTTCACCCACGGGTTGAGACTGTATACGTTTACATCATACTTTTCCATCAACTTGTTCTTCACCGCAATCAGATGATCATTCCATCTGGCAAGGAACGGGATCGGGTCGTCGGTGGCAAGGTTGCCTGACTTGTAGCCCGTGTGGTTGGTCTGTCCGTCAATGGTCCCGCAGTCCACACCCACAAGGATGATGTTCCATGCCCCCATGTGAGCGGCAAGGTGCATAGACCCGTGCGTACTGGTAGAACCCACGATGAAGCCGTCATCTACCCATGATCGGTTCACATCGAAGTCATAGCGGGTAGGTACATGCTTGTAGTAGTAC